ATGGGGTTGTGTTCCGGCTGACTTGCAACTGGAATGCGGAACGACGCGACATGAGCAAGTGAGTCGGACGCTCGCCAACTGGGAACTTGCTGAGCAGCTCGGCAATCTTGGCGTCTGTGCATCCTTTACCGCTGTCTGCGGTGAGGTCTTTCAAACGACCGATTGCATTCTTGTTAACGCACTGGAAGCCGATCCATGCGGTGAGGTCAGCGATGAATGCTGCGTAGCGCTTGGCGTCTGCATCCACTGCATCGCCTTCACGGAATGGCGAGAGGTCGAAGGTCGTGCCGTTGCCATAGACGTATTGCACGCCTGTGTTTCCAGCCTTGATGGCATAAACCGAGGAACCAGTCGCTGAGGTTGTTCCGCCTGCGTCAACTACGATGTTACTGCCGAGAGCAGTAACAAGTGTTTGCAGACCAGCGAAGCCTTTCGAGCTTGCGTTGTCGCCATAGATGGTTTGTGTTCCGACGGTGGTCAGAGCAGCGCGCATCACACCCATTGCCTCGATGGCTTGGAGAGCCTCGGCGCCGTCCTCGTAACCGCGTGCGACAGCTTTATCGACTTCAACGCGAGCGGAGAGAATAAAGCACTCAACCAGACGTTCGGTGAAGTTCGACTTGGTGGCATCCGTGCCTTCGTTGGCTTGACGGAATGCAACGCTCGGACGACTGTTACGGGTCACTGTCTTGTAGGACGTGCCGCGAATCGTGCGAGCTGGAATGATTGTTACCTCAGGTGAGGCACTGGCGACTTCCTCAATCAGACCGACGATGGGATCATGTCCGTTGAGCTTGGCAAGGTCTAACAGAGTTAGGTTGTTGGGCATAGTATTGTTTGTTTAGTGAGATTGGTTTTGAGCTTTGAAGGATGCTTCGACGAGTGCGAGTCCTTTGAGTTCGGTTTGTTTGGTGCCTTCTTCAGCTTTACCGGCGAGAACGGTTTCTCCGTTAACTGGCTTGGCTGGGATGGCGTTGAGAATTTCAAGATTGCTCTTGTCGGCTTTGATTTGTGCCTTCCAGAACGATTTGGCTTTTTCATCTTGCGGAGCGATGCGACCAGCTTTGACTGCTTCCTCGATCACGCTGTCAGCAGCTTTGTCCTCGATTTCAGCGAGAGATGCTTTGAGTGTTTCCACTTCGCTGGCGAGTGCGTCACGCGATGCGGTGACTGTCTCCAGTTCGTTGGCGTGGTTGGCAGCAGCTTGCACTGCGTCGGCTTCTTTAGTCATGTATCCAGCTTCGATCTCAGCGATCTTGCTTTTCATGGCTTCGATTTCGAGCTTAGCAATTTCCATTGCTTTCTCAGGGTCAACATCCTCGGCGACAAGACCGAGTTCGATTAGTGGTTTGATGTCCATATTGGTTTCGTTGTATGATGCAGCGATCTTTTCCATCGCCTCGAATGCTGGCTCGTTAACGAGCGAACCGATTTCGCCGTGTGTCGGCAGACCTGCTGGCGTGCCGTTGGCGAGTAGAAAGTTTGGGGAGAAGTAGGAGTAGTCCTTGCCTTCGACGGCGGTCTTGCCTGCCTGCGTCCATTCGATGTCAAGCACAAGTCCAACGCCCGTTTCATATCGAAACTCTTTAGGAATGAATGATGCAGGACCGGCTTTGTGATCGAAGCCTGCGAATGGTCGCACGTTGCGAGATTGGCGAGCTTGCAGGTCGCTTGCGAATGCAGCGAGGATCGACTCGTCGACCGTGACCTTGCGCTTGGCTGCCTTGCCATTGACGGTGGCATGGATCTCATGCTCGCCTTCAGGGAGATATACAATGCTCTCAACCAAAGCTTCCACTTCGGTCTGGAATGATGCACTGATGATTTCGTTCGCCATTTCGAGTAAGAGATTACCACCCGATTCTGGCTTGTAATTGCTTTTTTTTAAGTAGTGCTTTCGACCTGTGCAATGATGCTTTCGAGCGCCCCATTCGTGAACGCATCGAGATATGTTTTCTCAGGTGGCAGAGCGTTTCGCCATGGCTTCTGCGTTATGGATTTCTTGAGCACGAATACTGGTTTGATACCGGTGGGAGAGTTTTCATCTGCCTGCGCTAGCACACCTTTGACCGCGAATAGTGGTGCGATTGTTCGGCTGTATGTGCGAGCTGTCAGCCCGTGCGCTTCTGGCACGATGGGGATCGTGAGGAACTTTGCACGTCGCGCGGTGATCGTCCCGCCGGTGACTTTGTGCGAAAATCCGATGGCACCTTTGCTGCGCAGTGTCACGCCTGATCCACTCGCCCCCATGATTGACCATGAGCCAGCCACTTTTCGCCACCATTGAGTTTTTTTCCTACCTGCTCCATGTGTCGGAAGCGATGGATTTTCCCACAGCTTCGATCCGCCCATGTTGTAGTATTTTTCGACGACTTCCAACGCATCCTGCGCTCCAGTCATCACAGCAATCTTGCGCACCGATGCCGATTGTAGGCGGATCATTGATGCTTTGACTGGATCGAGTCCTGTCGCTGTGATTGTGATTTTCATAGTTCGCGCTCCAGTGATTTGACGATTGCCGCGCCGATCTCGTTTTCAAGTGACGTTTCAAGCGCTCGTTTGTCGAGCATGAAAAACAACTGTGGTATGCGTTCGATGACTTGCTCAACTTCGATTTGAAATGCGCCTGCCGTCATGCGATAGCTTTTGTCGATCAGGTCCGCAAAGATCTGATCCACCGGCGAGAGCCATTGCCCCGCGACCTCACGCATCTGTTCATCAGTCATTCTCGATCTGTTTGAGCTTTGCGTTCGCCCACTCTCTGCCAGCGTCGCCGCCCCAGCCGTGCCATGCCTGCCAGCCTTTGCCTTTGTCGCCCCATGTCTCGCCTTTTTTGTCGATCTCATGGCGAGCGAAGAATGATACCATGCGCTTCACCGTCTCGGCTGATAGCTCGGAACGATTGGAAATGTCTCTTGCTCGTGCGATGCCGACCGATGTCATGCCGCGCTCTGATGCTGGCTTCTGTCTGCGGATTTCGAGAGCGTCTTGTGCTGCCTTCGCCATGTCATCGGTCGGTCGCAGGTCAATGTCAGCGCGTGCCGCCTCGGCGATTTCAGGGAGTAACGGAAGAGGATCTTCGACTTCGCCAAATAGCGCCTCGCCTTCTTGCGGTTCAGCGATTCCAAGCTCGTCGTAGATCCATTTGTTCGAGACTGGCAGTCCGATGTCCTTCGTGACGATCTTGATGCGCTCGGCGATTGCCTTCTCATCTTTCGGCTTCGGAATGACGATTTCAGCATAAGGCATGTCCTCGCTGGCAATGCCTGCGCCGTAATTCATACGAACGATTGATGGAATCAACTGAGTTGTCACGACCTGCCCGATCCATGTCGCGACCGCTTGTAGAATGTCGCCGCGGACTGTAGCATGGACGTCGCCAAGCGCTCGGCTTCCGCTGTCACCCACGTCTGTGGTCAACGTCTGACCGAGCATGAGAATGTCACACGCTTTGTCTGATTCGTTCATCAGAGCCACCTGTGGCAACGATTCACCGCCCTTGATGCCGTCCATGATTGAGAACTTCACACCCGGTCCTGTGACTGCGTAGCCGCTGGTGCCGATGTTTTCGAGCATCTCCTGCGCTTTCATCATCGCTTCATCGCTGCCGTCCGTCTCAGCGTGTCGCCACGGGATCGAGTAGAGCTGCGCGTATTGCATGAACCAGCCCAGCCCGTAAATCGCGCCGAGCCAGAACTTTGTGAGAGCGCGAAGGTTTGCCGAGTGGATTGGATGACAGCCACCTTGCTGCCAGATGGCAATCAGGAACTTGTCTGGTGGGAAGTCGATCAGGGTGTCATAGTTGACGCCGTTCGGCGCCATCATGAGCCTGTCGATCTCGTTCGATGCGGATGGATAGGCGAGATATTTAGCAGGCACTGGAGCGTAGCACCGCGGTGAGACGATGCCGTTCTCGGTGTGCCATATGATTTCCACGACGCTGATGCCTTTCGCATAGGCATCAATCAGCGCCTTCATCATGCCCTTGGTGTCGAGTTCCCAATGGCTTGGACGCGGTGCATACGATTCAAGCGCTCGTTCTACTGTCTCGTGGATCTGCAATGCCTGCGGTGTCGGTTCCTCGGCGCCTTCGCGGATACCTGGCTTGATCTCGATCTGCAATGCCGTGACATTACCAGCGACTTCGTTGATGCACTTACGCAGACGCGACCAAGAATCGACCATCATGCGGAAAAGCCGATCCTGATCCTCCAGCCTGCCGGTGCGCACGTTGCGCAGGATACTACGCACCTGTTCTGGCGTTACATTGGCGAGGTCATAGTCCTGCGTGCGGTAGGAAGCTGGCAAAGGCGCTACGATGCCCTTTCGTTCGTCTGCGGTCATGGTGAGCATGGCAATAGCACGTCACAGAGCCAATGGCAAGCTCAAATTTACAGAGCGTTAAACCCTCGGACCGTTCGACTGGCGAATGTGTTCCGCGATGTGGTAACCGATGCCGCCCCTGTCATGGCTCCGCTGATGCGACTGCCGAGTGCTATGCAAGCAAGCAATGCGTCGGCGCGGTCCGGTGACTTCATGCTTTTCGCTGCCATCTTCTCCTTCGATTCGACTCTCAATTTACCCGTTTCGTTCCACTCGCTTTTCCGCGTGGTGATCTGCGAGAATGTCATCGGATCGAGTTCGCCGACGTGGATTCTCCCGCGCTCCAACTCACGACTAGCAACGTGCCACACCTGCGCGATAAGGTTTGCGTATTCGTCTTTTTCGCTCGCAGGCTTGCCGCCGTGGAAGCGGTTGATGTGCCAGCCAAGCTCGGCGAACTGGTCGCAGAAGCCGGTGCCGAGTCCGTCAGCATCTCCCCAAATCTGACCAGCGCTTAGTCCTTCGGCTTCAAACATTCGTATAAACTCCCGCGCTGCCTGCACTGTGTCTCGTTCCTGCCATGCCTTCACGATGCGCGCATGATTGCCGCGTCGGATTGCCAGAACGTTTTCGTCACGCCCTGCCGCGAAGTCGCAGAACGCCACTACCTCACCAAACGGTGCAGGCTTAGGCTGAATGTCGAGAGCATTGCGTAGTAGATCGGGAGCTAGCACCAAGCGGTCGAAGTCCTCGGTGAACTCGGCGAGATGCTTTGAGCGGTAGAGCGGATGCGATTCGCCATATTTCATGCGATCGAGTTCGCGCTTCTCGGCGCTGATGTGTGCGCAGTCTGTCGATGGCACTCGGATCGTCTTGTAGAGGCTCGCGTTCTTGTGGAACGAGTCGTAGAATTGACCGCGCGGCGCTCCCGGTGATGATACCCAAAGCTCGAACTTCCGCGTGCATCGGTCGAACGCTTCGAAGATAGCGTCTGGAACCGTCTTGGCTTCGTCAATGATGAGGAACACGGGATCGACATCGCCGCCAATTTTCGGGTGATGACCTTCCGCTCTCCCCGGGTTATCGGTCGAGAATCCGAACGCATAGCCACCCTCGGGCGTGCGAAGCTCCTCGCTCATGAAGCGCCAATGCGGGAACCTGTGCTGATAGACCTTCACCGCGCCCCAGAGCTGCTTCTCGATCTGCATCCACGAGCCGCTGGTAAAGATGCACTGACCGCGCGGGAACTCATGCAGGAACCAAAGCACAAGCGGTGCCACAAGCCGCGCCGTTTTACCACTGCCATTCGCTGCGACTACGCTCGTCGGCTGTTCCATCGCCACCGACTCCATGGCTTCGCACTGCCAAAGGTAGGGCACAATGCCGAGAACTCGAACGCAGAATTCTGTCGGGGTCATTTTTTCGCTTTGCCTCTCGCTAGTTCGACAAGATCCTTCAGACTTCCTTCTTGCTCAGGTGAGAGTGAAACAGTCGCTTGTGCAATCGGTGCGCCGTCTGGACCGCTGATCTCTTGGCGAACCATGTCGCCGTAACGTTTCGGGTCCCACTTCGCGAGCAGCTTGAGACGTGTTTCGACTTGTAGCTTGCGATGCCCCAGCATGTCGGCACGTTTGATCCTCGGACCGTCTGGTGTGTCGGTATGCTCGATGCCCTCCAATGGCGTGTCGGCGATCCTCAGCGCCTCCATTGCTATCGCGTCGAATCCCAGTTCTCTCGCGCGTGCGATGTCGCGTGAAA